ACACTCTCAAATCTCTCCAAGAATGGTTCAACACTAGCACCCCACTCAGTCTCATACTCTGATAAATATAAAACTGTGTACACATCTTTGATAATTTCTAGGGTATCACTCAATACATCTCTTTGGTTTGAATAGTCATCCTCTAGCTTATCTGCTACAATTATGGTAAAATTTAATGTTAATTGATTTTCATCTAGAATTGTATCAGCTGGTAAAACATATAACCTAGTATATTCTGGTTCTTGTTTGGTCTGTACATCCATTGTTAGTTGTGTCAAATCGCCATATCCGAAGCTATTAACTTGTTCGTGAGTATTGGCAATATCCTCCAAGTCTTCTATAATTTGCTTATAGTTAACCACATTTACTGATGTTGGTAAAGATAATCCACTGAATGGTAATACACAGTTATTGTAATCAAATGGCTGGTTGATGGTTACATTTAATGTCCATCCACCTAGGATTGTTTCATATCTTTCTAGGAAAGGTGTTACATTTGGTCCCCATTCTGGTTCATAATACAACGTAAAATCCCCATACTGTGAGGTATATGATTGGTATAATATTGTGAATATATCTTTGGCTATCTCCAACGTATCGCTCATTACGTCACGTTGATTTGAATAGTCATCTTCAATTTTATCTAATATGATGATTGATAACTGATATGATAATACGTTCTGATTAAGGGTTACAGTACCAGGAACCACGTACATTTTTGTATATCTTGGCTCTTGTTTGGTTTCAATGTCCTGAGTAATTTGTGTAATATCACCTATCCCAAATGAATTAATTTGAGGGTGATAGAACGCAATTCCCTTTAAATCTTGTAATATCTGCTTATAATTAGTCATCTAATATTAAATATAAATTTATTTGATTTGTTATTTGAAAGTTTTCTTCTGTAACTCAGCTTGTAGCTGGTCGTGTTGAATGATATAAGTTAATTGATTAAACACCTCTATCATCTTTTTTTCAAGGACATATTGGTGCTTCGTAATATCGTTTGAAGTAATTCTGTTGAGGACCACATACCATCCGAAGACTTTTTGAAAATTAGATGCCATAGAAGTTTCCGGATCTTCCAGATAATTTTTATCTTGGTCCATATCGAAAGCTTCTTGATCGAAGATAGCTGGGTATAATCCAAATATCTGTTTGCGAACTTGATAAAAAAAAACTGAGCAGCAATTACATATTTGACATCTAAGTGCTTTTTGAATAGTTCAGCTCTTTCATTTAAACTATCAACGCTGTATTTTTCTATTTTAAAATCGTGTTCTGACTTTTCTTCTATAATTGGTCTGTACATTACTGCAGCCAATATGTGCATTAGATCCAATAATTCTTCTGGTTTCTTGGTGGATATTGTATCCATATCAATAAACTCAGCAAAGGTTAGTTCTTTCCACGTAGGAAAAAATCCATAATGAACACCATTTAATTCAAATCTATCTTTAAATGGAATGTCTTTAGCTATCGGTACCAATGACATAATATAATTAGCAATATAGCTAACTTCTTGATAATCAACCTGTAATAGATCTTCTATTGGAGCGTCTGTAACAATATTAATTAGCTTAGCTGCAAAGTAATCGTCACTGAACAGGTCTTTTACTTTATAGATCTTAGCATAATTTTCTATGTTAATAAATTCAGGAATTATATATTCCTTGTCATCAATTTTAAATTTAAGCATATTAAACGTAAGCCATCGCGTATCTACCTGTGGCTTTCAGGTTCTTTATTTCATAATACATTCGCATCATTAGAGCATCAGATAAGTCTGGTGACTTACCTAGTATCTTTTTCATCTCTTCTTTTGAAGCTACTTGTACCTTATTATCTCTATCAACATCCTTTAATTTAACTGCCAATAATTCTTGAGTCAAGTCATCAATTAAAGATGTATCTAATAAATTGATTGATATTTTACCTTCCTTGAATAATTCAGATAGTTTTACATAACATTGGCTTTTTAGATTAACAAAGTTTTGGTTATGTAATGGTTTTGAGTTATTCACAAAATCTGTCCCTCTTAAAATATCGCTGACCGGACCTCCTACACCATCAGCATCTATAATAACATTTTTTGGATGCACTCCGTGTTTCGCAATTAGAGCGTTAATTTCGGACGATAATTCAACAGCTGATAGTTTGGTATAGACGAAGCATTCTAACGCAACCAGACCCACCCAAACGATCGCTACGGACCTATCTGATCCAAACCTAGCTACGTCAACTGAAATATATTTTTTATCATCACTATTTGGACCAATTCTAAATACTGATCTTGATATGTCATCAAAATCAAATAAGCTATCAGCATCCATCTCATAATTCCAGTCACCTTCTAATAGACGCTTACGTTGACCAGGTGGTAACGATTTAAGCATTTCTATGTAGGTTGCTGGTAAGTGTGGATTATCTAGTGGTAATGCTGGGACAAAAGCTTTATTCACATCCAAAGATTCTTCTATGTATGGTAGATAGAAGTATTTCTTTAACCATACTTGTCCAGGGTTACACGTCAATAATATCTTTGGTATTAATTTAAATTCATTTAATTTGAAACGTATACGTGATTTAAGAATGTTGAATGCTAGTTGTGGTATTTGAGCTGCTTCATCAACAAATACGGCGGTTAATTCTAAACCACCCAGGCTGTCGTAATTTGGATCACTTGGTTGGTAAGCCAAATCTTTTAAAACTATTTCAGATTTATTATAAAAGGTTATTACATTGGATTGGCCATTGTAAGTATAATGCTCACCGGCTTTTAATCCCATCGCTTGTAACGTCTCAAATAATGTATTGAGAGTGGTTAGTTTTAATTGTTGTAGAACTGTACGTCCGATTAAACATCTAATACCAGAATGCTTAATGCACAATGTAACAATCCAAAGACAACCCAGCCAACTCTTTCCAGCACCAGCCGAGCCACCATAAAGTATCTCATTCGTCTTGTCATCGAATAAAAGCCTCCAAGCTTTTGATTGTTTTTTAGTTAAATTTATATCTATCATAGTCAAAAACGAAACGTTGCACAGTCAATGGGCAAAAAAATTATTCGGTTACATTGATGTTTATTGCGATTGGTTGGCCACCACTGGTAATATCAATCTTCTTGGTTTCCAATTGATGGATCTTTGCAATGTCAGCTAGAGTTTCGCGCTCAACTCGTTTATTATTATCTTCGCGAGCCCTCTTAAGCAAATCATATAATTGATTTAAATGATTTTCCAATATCTCTTCGCTATTCTGTTGGAACCTTTCCTTCAGTCTTGTTCTAGCCTCTTTCCATAGGTTTTCGGCTTGTCTGGGTGTTATATTAAACTCTCTTGAAGCTTTTGTTCTAAACTCGTTCCAAGACAAATGCTCATATAGCATCATCTCAAAGACTCTGTTCATTCTTTGTTCTGCTTCTAATTCGTTAACTTGATTTTCCTTTGGCATACTAATAAATATAAAATTAACCTTTTACGCCTCTCAACTGATTGTATTTGTGACGCATTATTCTTTCAACTCTCTGTCCACACGATCCGCAACCTACTGGTAATTCCTCGTTAAAGAAGGATCTATATACCCAAGCAATAAACTTCTGGTCCTTTTCGTTTGGTTTACCTACCATTAAATCTAATGCTAGTTTAAGATCTTCTTCTGTTGGCTCTATTACAATTTGTATTGGTTCTGGTAATATTTCAACAGGTTGTTCTTCTGCTTTCTTTTTACAGTTTTTACATCCACGTTTTTTCTTTAGTGGATTTTCTAGTGCTTCTTTCTTTAGTTCTTCTAGTCTTTGTAATTCGTCCATATATATGTATATATTTATTTATTTGTTATTTTAAATATTTCGTGTTTCCAATTACCCATAGCGATAAAATCCATATGTTTTTTAAGTTTTAGATTATTTTTATCTACGTAATTTTGTAAATCATTTAGTTTTATATAGCTATCACTATAATAATTTGAGTTAATATGTATATCTAGTCCACTTGTTTTAGGTGTTTCAGATGTAAAACAAGAAAAAACAATACTAGCGTCTTTATTATAATCAAATATATTTTTTAGTGTGTCTAGGATTGTTAAACAGTCTTCTATAACCAAATGTGTAAATACGGATATTAAAATTATTGTATCTATCTTATTGTTCTTTATAATATCATTATACTCATCTACATAACCAAAGTTTACTCTAGGATCATTGAAGTATTGTTTTCCAAGTGATATTCTTTTTGGTCCCCATCCGTTTTTGGGTTCTAGTCCAAAGTATGTGAAGTTAGTTAATCTTTCGCTTATAAAGTTTGCTAGTATTCCAGCCCCACATCCATAATCAATAATTGATAAGTTTTCTTTAAAATCACTTTTTATTGCATCTGTAAAACAAGACATACCAATTGATGCTAGTGGTTCATGATTTGTTCCGCCATATACATCAGCTGGAGGTGTTGAATATATAGGTGAATTTTTTGTATTTATCCAATAGTCATACCAATGTTGGTGTTCTACATTCATTTTAATTATGTTTATTTGTTGTTATTGATTTTTTATGGGCATACAATACACCTTGGTAATCTATGTCTAGGTGTGGGAACTTATAATATTCTAAGGTATAACCATTATCTTTTAATAATCGCTCACAACTTATAAGACAAGGTAGGTTATGATATTCTATACCAATATGTCTTACACCGTCCAAATACTTTGCGTCTAAGCCATTTAAATATAGTTCACCACCTTCTATATCAATCTTAATCACATCAGGCTTGTAGAAGCCAAGATATAGCTCAAATTTCTCAATCCTATCTACGTAGTCCATTGTGTGAACAAAGTTTCTTACATTGAAGTTCTGTTTGAACCAGTCATATGATTGTTGTGATGGGTCCACACCGGCTACGAACTTTGCTTTGTTCTGTATCCAATACATTGGTGTTGGAGTGTGTTCTGAGTTTATTCCGCAACCTAAGTCTAAGATTGTTTGTCCTTCTATTGGTAAGAACCTCCAATGATCTTGTGGGTGTTCTGAATGTATTTCACCTTTAATTTGTCTTTCCATTATCTATCTTTTAATCTATTTGTTATGTTTGTTTTTACTTGTTCTTTGGATTGCTTAATGTAAGTTGATACCGATGTTAGTGGTATGCCAGTCTTCTTTGATACCTTTGATAAAGATCCCAGTGTCATATATAAGTCCATCAGGGATTTATGAAACCAGTTCAACTCACAATACTCTTGTTCTAAGATACACAAAATTTCTTCTTTTTCATAGACCTCTTGTTCTGCTTCCATATGTAAGCATTCGTTAATATCTACATAAGTGGCTCTTTCTTTTCTAATTCTATAATAAAAAGGGGAAGTTGTTGAATACCAATTAGTTCTAAGAATGGAAACTATATAATATCTAATCTGGTCATCGTCATAAGCGCGTAGCTTAATCTCGTCTTTGTCATATAACTGCATAATAACCTCATGTAATAACTCTTGAGATAGTTCGTGGTTCTTGGTTATCTTCTTGGCTATGGTTAGCAAATCATAATACTTTCTCGTTATAAATCCCTCAATCTGTTGGTTCATTTAAAAGTTTTCTAATATCCACGAGCACCTGGCACATCTCATAATTTTCTTCTTCCTCGTTTGTTATTAATGATGACTGGATAATTAAATCAACAACCGCATCTCTGTTCATACCAACGTGTGTTGATCTATCTACCATCAAGTATATTTTGTTCACTATGTATTCACATAGCTCTTTTTTATCCTCCGTCTTTAAGTCAAAATAGTCTTTTGGAATATCTATTTCATCAATTTTGACTTGTGCTTTTCTACCCATCGCCATACTGTTCCGTTTGCTTGACCTGTTAGTTTTGCTATTTGCTTATTGGAATAACCTTCCAAATGCAAATTTACCACCTCATCCTTTTCTTCTTGGGTTATCTCAGATCTTTTTCTTTTGGTATGTGGTTTACGCTTCGTAATTTTTCTACTTGGTCTACCGTAACTATCTAATAATGGGAAGTTACCGTCTTTGTCTTTCCAAGGTAATTTATACCAAATACCATTCTCATCATTGAAAGTATAACCCATTACTTTCATAATTTCAAATGTTTGTTCTTTTTGATAAATATCCACATATGTGTTTGGTTTGTTCCATACCTTAGCACTACCACCATTTTCGCTTAAGTATTTCTGTCTTTCTCTGCGATCCATTTCAAGTTCACATTTCTTACATCTACACTTAAGACGCTTATAAAATTCTGTCTTTGGTAGCCATTGTTCACAGTCCTGACAATATTGATAATTTGTTGGTGGTATAAATTCTATTGGTTCTTCTATCACTTCTGGTTGAGATATTTGTGGTTTAAGCCTTTGTTTATATTCAGCTTTTTGTTTAGCTATACACTCGTTACAGATCTTTCTAGTTCTATTCTTACCTTGTATTGAATGGTAGTATGTATAAAACTGGTTATCGTCTTTTTCTAAATCACATTTGCTGCAACGACGCATAATAATAAAT